AGAGGACAGTGACACACTGGGTGGGGTTGGAAACTTAAATAATCCGAGAATATGAATATAACCGAAACTAACAGGAGAATAATTGAGCTGATGGGCGAAGGCAATACAGATAAGGAGATTGCCGATGAATTAAAAGTGCCCATCAGGACGCTACAGTCAAAGATCTATCGAATGTTAAAAAAATGGAATTGCCGTAACCGGACCCAATTGGTCCTTAAGGTTGTGCTATTCAATATAGGCAGCTTTACTGGCAAACCGTAAATTATTAATGACAAAAAACATTATCTTGGTCGGCGGTCCCGAAGATGGCCGGCAATTATCCGTGTCGAAGGATCAGAAAGTATTTACAATTGTGCAGCCGGTTAAGGTAGACGGCATGAAAATATTATTAACCAGCACCCAGCAGGGCGAGTATCAGCAGACCGGCGAGTATTCCGGAATGAATGAAATATTTGCCTGGAAGGGGTGGAAATAAAAAATAAAAGATACACCAAAAGATACACTGTATATTTTTATTCCTTCCTTTGTATTCCCTTTGCGTAACAATATTTATTCAAGATGGAAAAAAGAATTCTGAATTTCGAGGAAGCCTGCATCTACACAGGATTTGCGGAAAGCTACATGTACAAACTTACCTCATCGAGAAAGATCCCACATTCAAAGCCGAACGGCAAAAAGATATTTTTTGATAGGGAAAAGCTCGATGAATGGATGCTAAGTAATCCCATTAAAACAAAAGAGCAATTAGAAAAGGAGGTTGCGGCCCATATTACTATAAATAAAAGAAAAAAACGTTAACGAAATGGATGTTAAATTATTCATTGAATCTCTTTCTTCACAAGAAAAAGTAAATATTTTTTACGCTTTGAAGCCGATTGTTGAAAAGGAGGAAACGATAGATGAATTTATACACAATAAAGATATTTCCGTTGCGCTATTCAACGTATTGAAGGGCAGATACAGGTCAGGTACAAGGCTGGTGTCAGAAATAAATAAGAATGAGTTTATGGAAATAAGAGGAGCAGGTGAAAAAAGGTGGGCAGAATTTATAAAAGCAAGGGGGTTCTAAATGACTGACGACCTGAAACCATATGACCCACGTCCCGAGTGGATGCAGCAATATCACAAGGAGGTACAGGGCGGCGCCGATCGATTCAAGGACTGGGCCCGCCAGAATATCAACATTGACATTGACAATCAGCTGCAATATGACCAGGGAACCGGTAAGTCAGATGTTGCGCAACAGGTATTGCACTGTATAGGCGATCAAGTTCCATTTATTCTTCACAATGGCCCGCAGCGTTTCTGCGTCATCATCCCAAAGCTACAAATTGTTGTCATTTATGCATATAGCGGCAATGTCGCTGAATATATGGACGCCAAACAGTTCCAGAACCGCGTTAAGATGCTTTATGTTATCTATCCACAATTCTCCACGGTATCATGCAAGCTCCTGAAATCTGCCCTTGAATTGTCAATAGAGCAATGGAAAGACAACCCTCGAAAACAACTACCGGGCTAACATCTGCGTAAAATACTTAAGACAAACGACAAAAACGACGTATAAATTCCGTCTATAAGTCTATAAACTTTCATAGATATTTACTATCCGTAGGCATACAAAGGTGTCTACGGATTTTTGTTTATGGCAGGTGGCAGACCAACCGAATACATGGATGAATACTGCGAGCAGGTCGAAAAGCTCTGCAAGTTGGGTGCTACTGATAAAGAAATAGCCGACTTCTTCGATGTTGTTGAATCTACCATAAACCTTTGGAAGTTAGAACATGCCGAGTTTTCGGAGTCCATAAAACGCGGCAAGACTTTGGCCGACGCTAATGTCGCTGACCGATTGTATCAAAGAGCAATGGGCTACTCACATGATGCTGTGAAGATATTCCCGGATGGAGGTAAGGATGATCAAGGTAACAGAACCCCATTGTTAGTTCCATATAAAGAGCATTACCCGCCAGACACAGCAGCCGCAATATTCTGGCTGAAGAATCGGCAGAAAAAGAAGTGGCGCGATAAGGTAGAGACTGGGTTCACCGACAACGAAGGCAACGATGTACCAGTTCAAATATTCCAATTACCCGACAATGGCAGACCATACCAAACAAAGGATAATCCGCCCACAGGAGGGTTATCAGATGAAGTTCCTGAGTAGTGCGGCTGATATAGTTATTGGCGGTGGTGCAGCAGGGTTAGGGAAAACATATTCACTTTTATTAGAATTTCTTAGGCATATAAAGTTACCGGATTGGGGCGGTGTGATATTCAGGCGAACAAGCCCGCAGATCAGAAATGAAGGCGGATTATGGGATACAAGCATGACAATCTACCCGTTTGCCAATGCAACGCCACGGGAAAGTTCTTTGGAGTGGGATTTTAAGAGAGGAGCCAGGTTAAAGTTCAGTCATCTTGAATATGAAAAGAATGTTCTTGACTGGCAGGGATCACAAATACCATTTATTGGCTTTGATGAGCTTACCCACTTTAGTAAAAGGATGTTCTTTTATTTATTGTCTCGTAATCGTTCAACCTGCGGGGTTAAACCATACGCAAGGGCAACATGCAATCCCGATCCGGATAGCTGGGTAGCCGAGTTTATCGGCTGGTGGATCGATCCAGAAACAGGATATCCAATACCAGAACGTGACGGAGTGATTCGGTACATGACCATGGATGGCGATAAATACATATGGGGAGATACAGCTGATGAAGTGATTGAAAAGGCGTGGTATTTCCTGGAAGATATTGTAAAGGAGTCTAAGATAGATCCCAGGGAGTTTATAAAAAGTGTCACGTTTATAAGTGGTTCAATATATGACAACAGGGAGCTATTAAAGGTCAATCCAGCTTACTTATCTAATCTGTTAGCGCAGGATGAGCAAACGAAACTACAGCTATTAAAAGGCAATTGGAAGGTAGCACTGAGCGACGATGATATATACGACTATTACCGGTTTGCCGGGCTGTTCGATAACCTGTATGAAGTAGAGAAAGAAAAGAAAAACATCATTGCTGATATAGCGCTGGAAGGATCGAATAAATATGTCGTTTCATATTGGCAGGGCAACGAGATGGCAGATATCGAAATAGTTGATAAGAGTAAAGGGAACGAGGTAATTGATGTCATGGCGAACATGGCAAAGCAGTATAAGGTTCAAAACTCAGATATAGTCTATGACGCTGATGGCGTCGGCGGGTTTGTGGATGGGTTCATAAAGGGCGCTAATCCGTTTCATGGCGGCGCTGCAGTGGTAGAAGTGAAAGACCCGGTGAGCGGGAAGAAGATAAAAGAGAACTATAAGAACCTCAAAACACAATGTTATTACCGTAGCGGCAGAAGGGTGGCGAATGGCGAATTGAGAATAAGCGAACGCGTGGGTAATCGCATGTACGATGATAAAATGACTGTTAGACAGAGGTATATGCATGAAAGGAAAGTGATAAAAAAGGACAAAAAGGATACTGATGGCAAATTGTGCATATGGCCTAAAGAGAAGATGAAAGCAGCATTAGGGAACGAATCACCTGACCTGATGGACGTGCTGATGATGAAGGAATACACGGAGCTAAAACCTAAAGTTAACGGTGGTGCTATAATGTTATAAATGGCAAAAGTAACAGTTACAAAAAAGAAGGATGGAACGGTAGTGTATAGCACCGGTAGCGGTTTCATTGGCGGTCTACTCAATAAGGTAAGGAGTGGTTTTAACTGGTTGATGCGTGGTAAGACTGGCGGGCTCACATCCTGGTTAGGTAAGCGTGAAGTGATACCTGAATTCGATCAGACTAAAGCAATTGATGAAGGATTTAATGCAAGCACTTGGATATATGCCATTATAGCTAAGAATGCTAAAAAGTTCGCATCGGTGCCCAGGTACTTGTATGACGAGAAAGCGCTGATGCAGGAAAAGGGAGCGAAAATTAAGCTGAGAACTAAAGAACTAAATACAACACAGCTCTTTGAAAGCGATCTAAACAAATTACTGAACCGGCCTAATGAATACCAGGGTCGGGCGCAGTTTCTGGCGTTGTTATACGCCTTTTATCTGTCCTGCGGTGAGGCGTTCGTGTGGTTGAATAGGGGCAATGTAAAGCAAAGGTTTGATAAACTGACCGGCAATCTAATCGACCGTAGCGATAAGGAGATGGACGCCATGCCAGTACTTGAAATGTACGTGCTACCATCCAATTACGTGAAAGTATACTCAGATCCTGATAACGTATTCGGTATAACAGGTTATTGCTTGGAAGTGGCGGGCGTAAAGATCGAGATTCGTAAGGGTGATATAATTCACTGGCGTGATCTTAATCTGAAGTTCGACCCAACATCTGGAACGCATTTACGCGGTATGACACGTCTTACGCCGGGAAATAAGACGGTACAGGAGAATAAAGATATCGTTAAGAGCAGTGTAAGGATGTACCAGAACGATGGCGCTAAGGGTATACTGTTCGCGCCGGAGGTAGGGGTTGATTCGCTTACACCGCAGCAGGAGGCGGATATCAGGTCCGT